TTATAGAAAAGAGATTCAATAGAATCGTTAAAGAGTTTACCGATCTAGTCACGTTTAGATTTGAAACGATTGACCTTATTGATGACGATATTCAATCTCGAATCAACGACAGATACCTCAGAACAGAGGTTATCTCGCCCAATGAGGTTAGGCAGGAACTTGGCCTACCACAAAGGCATGGGGGGAATGAGATTCTTCCGTTCCCATCAAGAATACGTATGGCTCAACTTGAGATTGATCAAGAAGAGCAATCAAAGGAACCCGGGGCACCGGAAGAAAATGATAATGCTCAGTCAGGCTCGCCAGAAAGGGCTGGCCCGGATCGCGAAGGTGGCCAAACCCCCACAGCGGACACGGGCGAAAGGCGAGAGCGCGGAGAAGCGCAAGATGAATAAAGGAGGACACTATGTCTTATAATGGAATGGAATCTATCGTCTGGTGGGGCACCCCCGACGGGTATCAGGACTCTGATGGAGTAATTCAGATTACGGCTGCTGATGGTGACCATATTTCGATAAGTTGTTTATGGGTATGGAATTCACATGCGACGACCGCCGGTACAATACAGTTTGATGGCGGTTCAACTGACCAGCGCAGAATTGCAATACCACCTGGCGGCACTACTTATATTGCTATACCCGGAAACCATCATAGTTTTGAAGTCAAGACTACTGCCGTTAACTGCCGTGTATTCGCGACAGGTTCGTAACACAACTTGCGTTTTTATGCAATAAATAGTATATTCAATACATAGGAGGGCAAACTATGCAAAATGACACATTCAATGTGACTTTCCCTATTGACATGATCAAGCAGGAAGAGCGCATTGTTACTGGTATTGCCACTGCCGATAATATCGATAAATCTGGAGACATCATTGAATTTGATGCGACACTAACCGCCTTTAAGGCGTGGCGTGGAAACATCAGAGAAATGCATGCTCCTATTGCCGTTGGTAAAGCTGTTGACTATGAACCTATCAATCTTGATTTTGAAGGTTCGGATCATAAAGCTATGCAGTTATCTGCGTATATTTCCAAAGGGGCACAGTCCACTTGGGAAAAAATACTTGATGGTACCTTATCGGCATTTTCGGTCGGGGGCAGAATCCTAGAGCGGGTCAGGGATGAAGAGTTAACTAAAGAACTTGGACGACCTATTACCCGTATCAAGAAATACGAACTCGGTGAAGTTAGTATTGTAGACAACCCTGCCAATCCGGCAGCAGTTGTTGAATTAATTAAGTCTGATGGTGATGGAACGCTCTATTACGCATTAGAAAATGATCAAAATGACATTGAAAGTAATGAAGATTTGCTAAAGAATGAAAATTATGATAATCTTCAAAATGTGATTGATGAATCAGTTGATACAAACGTCCTTGAGAGTAACTTCTCTGTTGAGGAGAAAGTTTCTCTTCTACGTCGTTTTGTCAATTGGCTCGTTGATGATAAAGATGACGATTTAACTTTCGCATCAGACAACTTCGAAGAGTTGGATAAAGACGACTCTTCCGAAGATTCTGAAGGAGATATGATTGATATGGATATTGAAACCATTAAAGAAGCGTTAGCCGCAGTCGTTGATGAAAAGCTTTCTGTTATGCGAGAGGAAATTACCACTTACATTGACGAGAAGCATGAAGAGATTGCTAAAAACGTTATTGTTGAGGAAGTTGAGGAGGTCACCGTTGAGGAGGCCACCGCAGAAGAATCAACAGAAATTGAAGATGCCGTTGTTGCATTCCGCCAGGAACTTGACGAGGCATTAAGTACTATTGAGGAACAGAAAACTGCTCTTTCCGAGGCTTCGGCCAAGATTGAGGATCTGGAATCTTCAGGTGCAATGAAGAAGAGTGTCGAGAGCGACGACGAACTGGAAGAGGAAGAAGTTGTTATTGAAAAGTCTGAAGAGACTTTTTGGACAAACGCTTATCTCCCCCGAGAGCTCATTAAGTCTCTAGGCTACGATTCGTAAATATAGGAGGAAATAATGAGTACACAAGAAGAAATTCTTGCAAAGGCAAATGAAGTCACCACAAGCGTCGTTGGCGCTGCCAGTGGTGGTATCCTCAAGCCTGCTCAGGCTAATCGGTTTATCGACTTTGTTGTCGATCAGTCTACGCTCCTCCAGAGTTCGCGCGTTGTTCGCATGCGCTCTGATCAGATGGAGATCGACAAGCTGTCGGTTGGTACTCGCATTATGGCGAAGGCCACTGAAGCTTCCGACACTGGCGCAAATGCTGCTGTTACCTTTACCAAGGTGAACTTAACTACCGTTAAGCTTCGCTTGGATTGGGAAGTCAGCACTGAGTCCCTTGAGGATAATATTTCGGGAGATTCCCTTGAGGATCATCTCGCGCAGGTTATGGCTCGCCAGACTGCAAATGACCTTGATGACTTGCTCATCAATGGTGATACTACGGACAGCAATGCCCTACTCAAGAGTCTTGACGGTTACATTAAGTTAGCCACAGCAAGCGGTTATGTTCTAGATGCAGAGGGCGGCATGCCGATCTCTCGTTCAGTGTATGATCGTGCGCTTCGCAAGATGCCAAGCAAGTACCTTCAGCGTAGGCCGGAACTTCGGTTCTTTGCAGGCCCGCAGTTGGTGCAGGACACGATCTACCATTTGGGAGATCCGTCTGTTAAGGTTGACGGGGATGTCGCTTCTGGCGGCGAGCCGGCAAACTCTGGCATTGGTGGACGATACTTTGACGGCGCAGGCGGTGCCAATGGTGGCCCTGGTGATACAGGGTTGCGCCCATTTGGCATTCCGGTTCTTGAGGTTCCCCTCATGCCGGAAACTGTTGCTGGTGATTATGGTGGGGCCGCAGGTAGCCACGCTTACCTGTTGCTTACCTTCCCGAATAACCACATCGTGGGTATTCAGAGGGAAATCACTGTGTATCGGGAGTTCAAGCCGAAGAAAGATACAATTGAGTATACTCAATTCATTCGTTGCGCTTCGAACATTGAGAATGGCGACGCTTATGTTCTTACCAAGAACGTTAAGCGTAGAGCTGCTTAATAAAAATCTAGCACACTATGAGGTCGATGGGGCAGTGGTAACGCTGCCCCATTGCCTCGTTTGGTATTGGTATTAATAAAGGAGGTGTGATATTATTACATCATGGCTGATAATAAAGTAGTTACTTCTAAATCCATTAAGGAAGCAGAAGTCGAAGGACCAGATGATGCCGCCGCAGAGGCCGCGCCAGCAAAAAAGGCGCCCGCCAAGAAAAAGGCCGCATCTTCTAAAGAAACAGAAATTTTAGTTAAGATGGTTATGGGAAGAGGGTATGCGACCGGAGGTCACGATTTCACTCTCGAACATCCATTTAAGGCTTTGCCCAAAGAGCAGGCGCTGATATTAATTGGCACAGGTTCTTTTGCGCGAGCCACGGATAAAGAGCTCAAAGCTTTTTATAAGGAGTAAATATGGCTGACGAAGAAACAACAGAAGAAACCGAAGAGGTTGAAGCCGCTGAGGCTCCAGTCGCGCTCTGGCGCAAGAAGGAGACTCCTGTCGTTAAAGAAACTCCTGTTGTTAAACCAAGTGGGAATATTATTGTTAAATATGTGCGTGGAGGTTCATATGGGATACAAGGTCATTTCTTTGACCAAGAAAATCCGTATGGATCGGTAACTCCGCAGTTTGCCAATACACTGATTGCAACTGGAGCTTTTGTTGAAGCCACAGAGTCTGAATATCAGGCTTATAATAGGAATAAAAAATAGGAGGAAATAATGGCTGCAATCAGTAATTATTTAGAAGATAAGCTTCTTGACCATGTTATGCGGAACACCGCTCTGACCAGCCCCACTACTGTATACTTGGCGTTGTTCTCAAGCAACCCAACGGATGCGGGTTCGGGCACTCAGGTATCTGGAGGCTCGTATGCAAGGCAGGCTATTACTTGTGGTGCTTCGTCGAGTGGAACCATCTCGAATTCAGCAGAGATCAGTTTCACCGTGATGCCCGCAGTGACAGTTACGCATATTGGAGTATACGACCACGTATCCGCTGGAAATCTTCTTTTCCACGGTGCGCTGAGCTCTAGCAAAGCGGTTGATGCCGGGGACACGTTCAAGATCGCTATTGGTGATTTAGATATTTCGCTCGATTAAGCCGGGGGGAACGTCTGATGGCTATAAAGAGACGAGAGTTTATAGGAGGAGCTACAGAGACTTCGTTGTCTAGTGGGATTAATTCCACAGCGACAACTATATCTGTGGCTGACGGATCTGGCTTTCCGACGGGAGGCGATTTCCCATTTGTAATTGTAGTTGACCGTGGAGAAAGCGATGAGGAGAAAGTTCTCATCGCGTCAAGGTCGAGCAATACTTTGACAGTTGCAACGAACTATGGCGGTGTGACTTCAGGCAGGGCGTTCGATGACACCAGTGGTGCTGCACATGACTCTGGGTCCAAAGTCGCCCATGTCTTAGATGCCACCACAATGACGGATCTGTCTCAGTCGTCTTATGACACTGAGGTGCTATACTGGATGGGGGGTACGTAAATGGCACAGTTAACCGCTAAGAATCTGTACAGGGGACAACCAGGAACATCTATTGCTACCTTGTATACGGTAACGAATACAACTGATTACCATACTATTGTAAAGAATATAATTATCTGCAATACGACAGATACCGCTGCAACTTTAGATATGTATACCGTTGCGTCCGCTGGAACCGCTGCAGCAGCGAACCAAATCTTTTCAGATTTTACGGTTGAAGGGGACGAAACGGTCAGCATCGATCTTTCCCTTGTCTTGGCACAGAATGAAACATTGCAAGCACTACAAGGAACCTCTGCCGCTCTTACGCTGACCATAAGCGGGGTAGAGCACACGACGTAATGACGATCAAGAGGTACCCGGCAGCATCAGTTTCAGCATCAACTGTAGCTTCCCTGGTTACCAATGTTACGAGTGGAGCTCCGACCACTCCAGCGTCAGAAGGTGCAATCGCAATAGATACCACAAACGATGCTATCTATATTCGTTCCGGCAATGCCTGGGTTGAGATTGATACCGAAGCCACCGCTATCGTCCAAGATGGTGCCCCGGCCAGCCCTGTTAATGGCGATATCTGGTATGAGTCCGATACTGGACGTACTTTGATCTATTATGCCGATGGATCTTCAAACCAATGGGTTGAAGTTGGTGTTGCTTCTGCTGCCGGTGTATCCGGTATTGACGGGAAGGTCCAGTTCGCAGAAGGCAACACGTTTGCGTCGGACACACTTTTACATTGGGACAATACAAATAATCGTCTTGGCGTAGGCACCGCCAGCCCGTCCACCACTCTCCATATTGGAGGGGACTTGACTGTGGATGGTACAACTACAACAATTAACTCTACAACATTAACGATTGATGACAAGAACATTGAATTAGGTTCTGTTGACACACCGTCAGATACCACCGCAGATGGCGGGGGTATTACTTTAAAGGGTGCGTCTGATAAGACGATCCTGTGGGAAAACGACACGGATGCATGGCATTTCAATCAGGGTATCAATGTCACAGCTGGCAACGTCGGCATCGGCACCTCCAGCCCTGATCAGGCACTCACAGTCGCAGGTAA